GGACATTTAGCGCCAATTTGGAGCAAGAGTTAGCAGGAGCATATAGTCAAGTCTTCGATGCTTTTGAAAAAATAGGTGCTCCTGCTGCGAGACAAGCTCAACTTGGAGAAAATTTATTCAAAATTTTACAAACAAGACTTTCTGCTGCAAGGGCAAACGAAAAACGTCTTTGGAAGTCGGTGGATAAAAGTTTTTCAATAAATTCTTTTATTGATGACGAAGGAAATGTAACAGACACCCCTCAATTTATTTCTTGGATGGAAAATAATTTGCCGGAAACTGAGGAAGCGGTAGATGATATGTTTCCATCTCTTGCTCCTTTACTTAAATTTGTTGATCGCAAAAAAAGAGAATTAGGGCTTGCTCCCTCAGACGGAGGTGACGGCACACGGCCGTCGATGAGCAAAGATCTTGAAAACGCATACAATCAGTATCAAAAATACGAAGACATGATTAGAGGATCTGATGAGGAGCGTATTTTAGAAAATGTGGCCTCAAAAGTAGACGGGATTGAGGATGTTAATGATAAGATTTCTTTCCTACGACAACAAGCGGCTAATTTACGTGTGAGAGCAAAAAACAGGGAATTTGACGACAATAATCAAATTCGTAAATTGGCTACGGCTTATGACAGGCTTGCAAATTTAGAGCTTATAAAATCAAGAGAACCTCAAATCGATGCGCAAGTCGAAACTGAATTAAAAGATTTAACTGCTACTGAAATATACGATATGTACAGCATAGCTCTTTCAAAAGGTAAAGAACTCACTGCACAAGGAAAATCAAATTCGGCACGTTTAGCTTATGGGTTTGCTCAAGCTCTCATGCGCGACTTAGACAACTTCGATACAGGAAATGTAGAATATAACATTGCTCGTTCATACACTCGTGCTTTAAATGACGCTTTTACTCGATCATTTGTGGGAGATATTTTACAGGAAACAAAAACAGGCGCTCTTAAAGTGGCTCCTGAAATGATTGGAAATGATATTTTTACGGCTGACGCAGGATATTTGCGAATGAAGCAACTGGATCAAGTAGGTCAGTTTGAACTTACTCAAGCTCTGACTACTTTGTCTAATTCTGCGGGAACTCCAGATCTTAAAAGAACTCTAAATCGTGCAATTAATTATGCTGTTAACGAAGACACTGGTTTAGTAGACACTGCTCGTCTGAACAAATGGCTTAAAAATAATCGAAAAGGATTGGCAAAGTATCCCGGTGTTCTTAAAAACGTAGAACAAGCCGTTGAAACTACTACCTCAATTCGAGGCACAACAGAAAATATACTTAGAAACATAAGGGCGCAGGCGTTTGATCCAAAGACAGGCGAAGTAAATATCACTGCTCTTCGAAAATGGATGTCCCGACCTGAGAACCAAGACATTTTAAGTGCCATGCCTGCTTTAAAAGCAGATTTAGAGAATGTTGAATCTGCACGTATTCTTTTAGATGATCAACTTGCGTCTCAACGAAACGATCTTAAAAAGCTTAAAGAACAAGTTTCTTTTATGGACTTACTGCCGGGAACGACAGAAAATCCGGCTACTGCGGCAGCGAAAGCGTTGGCAAATCAACAGAAAAAACCTGTTGCATCATGGGATAATCTTCTTGATGTAGTCAAAAAAGCTCCAAATGAATGGACTACTCCTGATGGAGTTACGCATACAAAAGAAGAAGCTTTAAGTGGTCTGAGAGCTGCTTTCATAGAAGCTGCAATGGTTAAATCTGGAGGTACAAGTCAAACCTTTAGTGCAAGAGAGTTTTTTGATACAATTTTTGCCCCACACCGTAATTCTGAAAACAAAGTAAGTCTATCTGATTGGATGCTTAAAAATGATGTGATGAGCAAGATAGAAATGGACCGTTTGCGGTCTTTTGCAACAGAGCTTGTTAAAATGGAGTCTTTTGTTGCATCAGGGGACGTTGGTTTAGAAGAATTGAGTGAAACTGTGGGTCCAATGATGGATTTTTATTTAAGAATTGTTGGTTCTTCTGTTGGCTCCAGATTTCAAAGACTAATTCCCGGTGATACGGGGGCAGGTCAACTCGTTGCTGCCGGAGCGGGTTCAAAAGCATTCAGAACTGCTTATAGTAAAATTTTTGCAGATGTTCCAGAAACCTTCAAAATGGACGTTATGACTGAAATGTTTAAAGATCCTGATCTTTTAGCGACGATGCTTTCAAAAGGCCGCACTGAAAGAGAAATTGGTAACATTTCTTCTCGTTTAGTAAAACTCTTAACAGAAAAAGGTTTAACAAAACTCACTACAGGTTTGAGTAATGTGGCAAGAAGATCCTTACCTCCTGTTGTTCGAGAAACAGAGGAGGTGATTGTGGACCAAACTCCTCCGATCATCGAAGAGGAAGAAGCATCCCTAATACCCCAGACGGTAACTCCCACCAACCGTCCGGCGGTGCAGCCTAGACAGGTCGCGGCCCAAGCGCCAGTTGTCCCAAACAATGTTTCGCAGCCCGCGACTCAGTCTAGGTATGCCGCCTTATTTCCAAACGACCCAATTTCAAGTATGATTAAAAACAGAGAAGGAATAGGAAGCCTAATATGATGAGAAGTGACATGCCCAAACAGATTATGGCCTACCGAAACGGCGGTGGTCTTCCTTCTTTAGCCACGGCTCCCGGAAATTTTTCAACTGGTGGAGGCATAGGTTCGTTCGTGTCAAACGCATATAATAAAGCGGTTGACGTGGTCAAAGATGCATTGGGCTTTAATAACAAAGCGCAATTAGGTTCTGATACAATGGGAATTACTTCTAGTGGATCTTTAAGTGATGCTGTTACGGGATCAAGTCCAAATGCCGGAAAAACTTCACAACAACGATTATCAGATCTTAAAACTGCTTCTGATCGTCGCAAAAAAAGAAGAAAAAAAAGACGCGCACGTCAAGCGGCGGCAGAGGCTGCGGCGGCAGCAGCGGCAGCGGCAGAGCAAGAGGCAGCAAATGTTGAAAGCGGTATTATGAGTTTGGACCCCGACATCATGAACTCCGCAATAACAAATATGGTAAATGAACGAGACGATTTAAGTGCCGTTCAAAAATTAGAGTTTGCACAATCTCTTGCCGATTCGTATGGAGTTTCCGGTGGCACTGGTGTTCAATCTGCAATTGATAATTTATCTAATATTGCTTTAGATCCAACCTCTGGTTTATCGGACACAGAGCGTGTATCTGCGCTTACCTCTTTAGGAACTGCAACAGGCACAGATTACTCGGGTCTTATAAGCACGCTTAATAATCAGATTAACGAAACTAATTTAGGATCAAGTAGTCCAGGAGAAGATCTAATAGATAACTTAGGATCAAGTAATCCAGGAGATAATTTAGGATCGGTTACAAATTCTACCTATAATCCTATTTCCGTTCCTGATCCTGTATCATATGCAACATATAATCCAATAGTGCCCGCGACAAATATATTGCCGTCAGGCATAATGGGTTTACCAAGCTCAAATTATACTTTTTCTTCATACATGCCTGAAACTTTTACTCCCGCCGTTAACTCACTTGTGCTACCCCCGTTAGGATAAAGAATGTCTGATGCTCTTAAACAATCTTTAATAGATCAAGAGAATAGAAAACGCGAAGTTATGCGTTTAGCTTTATTGGACGAGTTTAATAGAGGAATTGAAAAAGGGCTTAGTCAAAGCAAGATTGATTCAAATTTAAGTTCTTTAAAACGTATACTTGAAAGACAATACGGCATCCCTTTTAGCAGGTATATGGGCGGACCCGTTCAAGGCATTGGCTCTCTAAGTGACACGGCTCGTGATATGTTTCGAACCCCACAGGGCATTGGCTTCTACCAACAGTTTATGTCAGGTTAACCACTGCCTCGCGTCCTCCCCCAAAACCTTCTCAGCTAAATTAATTTTATTGCGTAACGCACCAAGTATTTTTTCGTCTATTGTCTTTGGCGACACCAGATCAATGTAAGTAACAGGGTGGTGTTGCCCAATCCGATGCGCACGGTCCTCGGACTGTAGCCGAATCTCTAAGTCATAACTATTACTGAAGTATATAACCGTGGTTGCTTCTGTCAGAGTAATACCGTATCCACCCGTCTTGGGTTGACCCACAAAGAAGCGAAGAGGGTCTTTTGGGTTTTGAAACCTATTGACTATTTCTTGCCGCTCACTTTGTGGTGTTTCACCGTAATAAAGTGCCACCGCCTCGACGCCAAAGCGGTGGCGCAGGGCCGAAGCTATCTGTTGAATATCGTGGGTGTACGATGCCCAAATGATTGCTTTTCCCTGTAACTCGTCTGTAATGTCTAAGAGTTCATTCAGACGGTTGTTCTTCAGTGTGCGGATTTCACCCACGTCAGGGGTGAAATGCCCGCAGCAAATCTGTTGTAATCGCATGATCTGTGTCAAGACGCTTGCCGTTGTGGCAAGTTCTCCGTTGTCTAGTTGTGCAAGTGCGAGTTTTCGCATCTGGTCATATACCTTCTGTTGCTCATCTGACAGCGGCACCATGCGTTTCATGTATATCTTTTGAGGTAAATCCAGACACTCTTCTTTCAGTATGCGCGTAGAGAAAACATCAAGCTTCTCTGATAGCTCATCGAGCCGTCGGTAACCTGTTATCTCCTGAAAGCTTTTGGCCCCCATAACGCGCTTCTGGACCATTGCATAGCGGTTTTGGAATGCGAAGTAACTGTTAAACCCAAGAGCCTTTTCTGCAAGAAAGTTGCATTGGCTGAAGAGATCCATAGGGCTTTTGGTGATTGGCGATCCTGTAAGGATGCGTCGGTACTTGGCGTACTTGTGCAAGACCATAAGGTTCTTGGTCCGCGAAGCTTTACGGTTTTTGATGGTCGTGCTTTCGTCTACCGCCATCATATTGTCTGGGTTTTGAACCAAAAATCGCCCCGCGGTTTGTGCTCCGCGAGGCGTCGAAAAAGCTTCTACGTTCATGACAAAGAACTTAATCCCGTCGAACGGCTCCATTATGTGCTCTTCCAATTCGGCTAAATAAGTTTTGGTTGTTTTTGGCTCCCAACGCAAGACCCTTTTATTTATATGATCCGGGAAGTGTGAAGGTATTTCACCCTGTACCCAGTTGTCGTACACACCTTTTGGTGCAACTATTAACGCGGCATCTATTTCACCCTGTTCGAACAACACACCTATATTATCTACAACGACTTTTGATTTTCCTGTACCCATCTCCATAAAGAGTGCATAGTACTCCTTATCCCAACACTTCTGAAGTGTATTTAATTGGTGATCGAATGGTTTTGTTTTAAATTCATATTTCTTCATGCTCTACCCCTTGACTATAGGAATTTATAAGAGTATATGAAAATATGTCAAGGCCCCAAAAAGGTCTTTAACAACGAACCACGGACCACGAAGGAGACTATATGTCAGAGGATCTGATACAACAAATGGAGCAAGACTTTGAAGAAAAGTTTGCCTCTAATTTGGAAAAGACTGACGGAGGCGCACTGAAAACAGTAGCCGAGTTAGCAAGAATAATAAAAGCAAAAGAACAAGAGGTTGCAGATTTAGAGCGGCAGTTTAAAGATGCCAAAAAAGATTTGCTGCGTCTAACAGATGAGGAACTACCCGCATCTATGGCAGAAATGGGGCTTGCCTCGTTTACCTTGGATGACGGTTCCACCATCGACGTGAAACCAACTTATGGTGCATCGATCTTGGTTGCAAACCGAGAAGCAGCGTATGAGTGGTTGAGGGACCACGGTTACGACGACATTATCAAGAATGATGTGTCGGTATCGTTTGGTCGGGGGGAGGATGATATGGCGGGATCTTTCAAGGCTCTTGCTGAAAAAGAAGGATATGTTCCTCAACAGAACACAAGTATTCATTCCCAAACACTTAGAGCTTTTGTTCGCGAAAGAGTGGAGGCGGGCGATGAGTTTCCAATGGATTTATTTGGGGCCTATGTTGGGCAACGCGCAGTTATAAAAGGAGCAAAAAATGGGTAAAGCTGTAACCAAAGCAAACAAGTCAGAAATGGCTGAATTTGATCCGTCTATGTTTGAGGCGGATGCGGGTGATGGAATAAGAGATTTGACGCAAGAGGATCTGGCACTGCCGTTCCTTAAAATCTTATCTGGTCTTGATCCGCTGTTGGATGAACTTGACACTGCACGACGCGGTGATCTTTACAACACTGTGTCTGGTCAGGTTTATAGTGGTAAGGATGGGATACGTGTTATACCCTGTGCTTACCAAAGGCGTTTCATTCAGTGGGCACCAAGAGGATCAGGGAGTGGTGCGCCTCTAGCTATATTTGAAACGCAACAAGAGTGTCCTCCTGTTAAACGCAGCGAGGACGATAATAAGGACTACGTTGTAAACGGCGACGGTTCTTATATTGAAGAAACGCATCAACACTTTGTTGTCATTATCAATGAAGATGGTTCTGCTGAGACTGCGTTGATTGCGATGAAGTCCACTGCGCTTAAAAAAAGCCGTAAGTGGAATAGCATGATGTCCTCGGTACAAATGCAAGGAAAGAACGGTCCGTTTACGCCGCCTCGCTTTAGCCAAGTATATCATCTCAAAACTGTTCAAGAAGAAAACAGTAAGGGTTCGTGGCACAATTGGGAGATGAGCCGCGAAGGACCTGTGACCGATGGTGGTTTATACAAACGCTCCAAAGATTTTTTTGAGAGCATCACTAGCGGTGACGTGGTCGTGAAACATGAAAACGAGGACGCATCTAAACAGGGTACCTCAGATGACAAGACTGAGGCTCCGGCTGAGTCTCCGTTTTAGTTTCACAGGGCGGCCTAGTGTCAGGACGGGCCGCCCACCCTTTGAGGTAAACCATGTCAGTAGAAAAATTCTCAGCCATTTTTGATGGCTTACAAGAAGCATATGGTACTTATAAAGTAGAGACGAAACAGTCTAACGGTAAGAATACAGGCAAAGCCGCGATTGTACGCGAACCACGGACCAAGAAACTCTGGGAGGGCCACCTGTCTGGTAAAGGCAGTTCAGTCGGCATCATCCCGATCAATGCTGAAAACAAATGTAAGTGGGGTTGTGTCGATGTTGATCAGTACCCGCTCGATCATAAGCTTCTGATTGAGAAGATCAGGCGTTTGAAATTACCTTTGGTCGTGTGTCGATCAAAGTCAGGTGGGGCACACTGCTTTCTCTTCGCATCCGAATGGGTCGAGGCAAGAGACATGCAGAAGTCACTACAAAGTATTTCCGCGGCTCTTGGCTATGGGGACAGTGAGATCTTCCCAAAGCAAGTAAAGCTGCATCTAGATAGAGGGGACGTAGGAAACTTTCTTAACTTACCCTACTACAACGCAGAGGAGGGCCTACGGTACGCCTTTCTGGATGATGGGACCTCTGCAACCCTAGAAGAGTTTATCGAACTGTACGAGGCGCATAAGCAGACGCCAGAGCAAATTACAAAGATACAGATCGAAAGCACCGCAAATATATCAGACTTTGAGGGCGGGCCACCGTGTCTCAAGATCTTGGCAAAGATGAAAATATCAGAGGGCGGGCGTAATAACGGCCTGTTCAACGTCGGCGTATTTCTACGCAAAGCTTACCCAGACAGTTGGGAAAACGAAATATTAAAATATAACATGGAATATTTTGAACCACCGCTACCTTTAAACGAAGTGAATATCGTAGCCAAACAGGTTCAGCGCAAAGATTATGCCTATAAGTGTAACGACGCGCCTATAAATGCACACTGCAACAAGGACCTCTGCCGCACCATGAAATTTGGGATAGGTGCGGCGGTTGCGGGTGTGCCGATAGCAAACCTCCGCAAGTACAATTCTTCACCGCCTGTCTGGTTTCTGGACGTAAACGGTGAGCCGTTGGAGCTTGACACCGAGGCGTTAATGAGCCAACCCGCTTTTCAGAAAGCATGTATGGAACAATTAAACATGATGCCACGGTCAGTTGCCAAGCAACAGTGGGAGGCCCGTATCGGAGCGTTACTGTCTGAGATGAAAGAAAACGAAAGCGCAATCGTTGAGGTGGCACAAGATGCCAGTATCAGCGGTCAGTTCTATGATTACCTTGAAGAGTTCTGTTCTTACTTACAGAATGCACAAGACAAAGAAGAGATCCTGTTACGCAAGCCTTGGACGGATGACGAGACGCACCTTACATACTTTAGACTCAAAGACTTTGAGGCGTTCTTACGCAAGAATAAATTCTTTGAATACAAATCGCATAAGGTAGCGCAAAGGCTGAGAGACATAAACGGCGAGTCCACAGTCCTCAAGATTAAGGGCAGAGCCGTCAGGGTATGGCATATACCTTCTTTTGAAAGTGGAGATGTGGACATAGATCCACCCAAATTTGGAAACGAGGCACCATTTTGATAGACGAGTTTAAAAGGACGAGAAACAAAGAAATCGTCCGTATGATTGATGAGCAGCATATGACAGCGACTGCGGTGGGTAAGTGGTTTAACATCTCCAAGCAGCGTGTGTCACAGATATATAACAGGGAAAAAAGCAATGTTCAGGATATTCGGCCCACCGGGAACGGGGAAAACCACGACTCTGCTTAATATGGTGGACAAGGCTCTTGAAGAGGGCACACCGCCTATGAGCATTGCATTTCTTGCCTTTACTCGTAAAGCAGCCACCGAAGCCAAAGAACGGGCAGCGGCACGGTTTAAACTAGATCCAAAGCAAGACCTGTTCTACTTCAGAACACTACACAGTCTTGCACTGACCCTGTCTGACATAAAGCCCGAACAGATCATGCAACCAGAGAATTATAACGAACTAAGCACGGCTATCGGTATCAACCTCGTGTCTGGCAACGTGGCAATAGATGATGACATATCTGATGTTCTCAACAAACAC